CGCGAACAGGGCGATATGGGCCTATGCGACATTCACAACGGAGGACGACATGAACGAAGCGAATACCTGGGACAACAAAATCGAGGCCAACGATGCGCTCGTGGCCGCGGGGCTTTTCGTCGGCGCGTATGTCGCGGTTAACGGCGTCGTCGTGGGCGAGGATGACGACGGCTTGCCGGTCGTCGGCGCGAGCCACGGGACGATCCTGTGGCCGATCGACACGACGCTGGCGATGGTCGCGTGGGACGATGGCACGCGCACGTCATGCCCGATCGCCGACATGGTCAAGTACTGAACGGAGGAAAGCATGACGACCGACGAAAAGTCCCTGCAAAACATTGAAACCCGCATCTGCATGCTGGTCGGCAGCGTGCATGGGATCGTTACCCAGGCCGAGATCGCCCACAGGGATCGGCTGCGCGTCAAGCTCGGGCGGCGCTGGGATGCGGTCAACGGGCGCTGGCTGGCTCTCGATATTGAGATGGATGCGTGAGGGAGATGGATATGACCGAATATCAGAAGTACCTGAAGACGCTGCGCGATCGCGAGATCGCCTTCCTCTGGGAGCGGCATTGCAGCGCGTCCGAAGCGCCCTACAACCCGACCAGCGCCGAATTGTCGCGCGCGTCGGATATTCAATGGGAGATGGAAGATCGCGAGGCCGAACAATGGCGCGACCGCGGCTGCTACTCGGGCCAGGGCGACTATCCCGACCCGGTCTGACGCAGCCGGCTACCGCTCGTCCGCGGGCGGCAGCAGGGTGCGTCAGGATTGGCCTGGCCCCAAAGGAGGAACCTACGATGACCGAGAAACAGATCCGCGTTCACGCTCACGGCCGCTACTATGGCGAGCCGCGCGTCACCTGGAGCTGGACGCCCAAGGAAGCGGTGCGGCCCGGCGCGGCCGAATACCACGCGACCTACGGTCACCTGAAGATCGGTGACCTCGACCTGTCGATCGAGTCCGCCGACATGGAAGCGATCGCCAACCTGTTGCTCACCGAGGTTGCGAACCGCCGGGATGCGATCGCCCGCGCCCGTGAGGCTGACCGTGCGGTCGCCTGAACAACAGGCCGCAGACGCAATCCTCGACGTTGTCCAGGCGCACTACGACGTGCGCTTGGATGACCTCCTGGGCATGCGTCGAGACGGTAACCTTCGCCGCGCCCGCGCCGCTGCCGCTGGGCTGCTATACGATTGCATCCGCACCTGGTCCACAACGACGATCGCCGCCTACCTGGGCCGCGCCAGACACAACTCGGCGGTCCAACTGGCCAAGCGTGCGGGAACCCTGGAGGAGTACGATGAACTCAAACGAGCCGCCCGCGCCCGCCCCGCTGTCCAGGCACTCGGTATGCCCCACCTGCGAGGGTGACGGCATGGTGCGACACATCGAGTCCTGCCCGCGGCCGTCTGGCTCCACGTCGGAGCGATGGATCGTCCGGTGGGAGCGGTGCGATCGATGCCGAGGCAGAGGGGATGTTGACTCAGCCGGCGAATAGTGCTGGTGTGTGGGTGCCGGGGGCGAGCAACCCCCGGCTCCCTGACGATGCGAGGTATCCAGCCTCCAACGTCGTGGACCATAGCCTGACAGGGCTTGGTCATGCGGTGTTCTACACCCGTGTCCTTAGCCCTGCAAGGATGGCCGTCCGCCGGCTCCGCTCTGCGCCTTTGGGTCAAACAGCAGGAATGCGGGATCACCCTGTGCCGCCCGAGAGGGTCTGCCGGGGAAGTGATGGATTGAGATCCGACGAACCATGCAGCTTATCGAGAGGTTGCGTGGTCGCCCGCTGGTGTCGAAAGACAAGGCTACGGGGAGCAAAGGGAGTACCGCCAACCTGCCCGCTCATGAAAAGTGAGTTCCCGTTTCGATCTGCTGATGCGGCTCCGACCGAATAAGCAGAAGCCTCTTCAAGACAAGAGGCTAACTGCGTCCGCTCACCAACCGAATAGAGGGTTTAGGAAGATGAAGAGGCTGAAGGGCAGGCTGGTCGAGAGCCGTTATCGGATCATCACCAGTCTGGAGAGGGCGGGATACGATCAAGAGATCGCCGGCCGGTTTGCGAAGGATCAGAGGTTGCTCGCGGAGGTCTGCAAGAAGCGGTGGAACCTGCCTGACTCGGTGGTGAAGATGAATCCGCTCTGGGTCGACTGGGCGGCGATAGCTGACTACGCAGATCCAAGCCGATCACTTCGCAATCAGTTTCGGGGGAAGAAGCCAAAGAAGGTCAAGCCAAAGGGTTTCTACGATAGCCCTGAATGGCTTCAAGTCCGGTACATGGCGCTCAAGAAGTATGGCCGGCAATGCGCTGTTTGCGGCGCGACACCTGGGGGAGCGGTCAAAATGCACGTCGATCACATCAAGCCAAGATCTCGGTTCCCGCACCTAGAGTTGTCGATCGACAACCTGCAAGTGCTGTGCGCGGCGTGCAACCTTGGCAAAGGCAACAGCGACGAGATCGATTGGCGCAAGTCCTGATTGCAACCAACGACTTGATTGCAAATAGATTGAAACCAGTTGCAACCGGAGGAACCGATGGAGTTTGACCGAGACCGCGACGAAAACGCCCCGTACACCATCAGCGATATAGCTCGCGAGCTGCACATGGAGCATGGATCTGTGTATCTCGCCATCAAGCGAGGCGCGCTGCCTGCCCGCAAGATTCTCGGACGCTGGCTCGTTGACGCTGCCGACTTCCGGCGTATACGGGCGGGAGAACCTCTCCCAAAGCAGATCCAGGACATGAAGGCGTTGAAGGCCGAGATTGAGCGGCTGAAAGCAGAGAACGAACGCCTCCGCAGCCAGCAACCCTGAGGGCCATCGCATGATTAAGCTCGCGATCGTCTTCTGCGCGCCCCTCGCCCTGGGGCGCCCCTGCTTCGGCTTCAACCAATGGTTCGATACCCAGGCCGCGTGCCGATACGCCATTGCCGAGCATAAGATTCGCACCCCGAAAAACCACGTCGTCATCGCCGCCGAGTGCCGATGGACGCCAGAGGTTGACTGGATGCCTGAACCGATGCACACTAAACCTACCGTTGACGGAGGAGACAATGCGAAAGATTGATGCCGTGCGTATTTTCGTGTGGATCGCAATCATTATAGCCGGCGCGCTGGTTGCCCTGGGGCTGGCCGAATGACAACGCTGCGTGAACTCATCTTGATGCTGGGCGGCGGAGCCGAGACGGCTCGCGCTTTCGGCGTGACGCCACAGGCGGTCCACAATTGGCTGGCGCGAGGCAAGTTGCCGGCGCGCAGACATCTCCAGGCGCTGAAGCTGGCGGCTGGTCATGGGGTGATCATTGATCCGGAGGTTCTGAAATGAGTGCTGAGAGGCTGGCGGCTGCGATGGTCGCCAATAACTGTCGAGAGCATGGGGGCCGCTCCTGGAAGGAACTGAGGCCCGCCGAGCGTGAGGTGTGGCTGGGTCTGGCTTGGCGGTGGATGCACGCCGCGGATGAGGCTGGGCTTGCCCTTGTGGAGAAGGAGGATGGACGATGACCGAAATCAAAACGTGGCACGAACGCGCCATGGAGCATCCCGACCACCAGACCGGAATGGTCTCGGAGATGATGCTCCGCGCCCGCATGTGCGAGGAAATCGGGGATTTGCGCTCCGAGCTTGAGAGGCGCACGCGCAATCATCGCAAGCTGCTACAGGGATTAGCGCGCGGCGATTACGAAATCGTCTACGCCTCCGACGAGGGCGAGGTGGTCGCGATTTTTCCCGTCGTTCTTTACGAGGACTGCCAATCAGACCCTGCGCTCGATCAGCGCCTGATTGACTTGATCTTGAACGACCCTCTGGCAAAGCGGGCGGGCATATCGTTCCCTCAACAAGAGGAGCGAGAAGAGCAGCAGCGCAAGATCTGGCGCGCGAGGCTGGCACAGATGCGGCGCGTCGGCATCGTCATCGAGGAGGCCAAGCCATGAGCGGAGATATCGTAAAGAAACTGCGCGTCCCGCCAGATCTTATGACGGACTTTGGACGTGTCGGTTTGTTCGGCGAAGCCGCCGCCGAGATCGAGCGCCTCCGCGCCCGTGTCGAACACTTGGAACGCGAAATGAGATTCATCGGGCGTCTCGACTATCCACCCACCCGATTGTCCGCTAGAGACCGCGCCCGCGCCGCACTGGAGGCCAAGCCATGAGCGACTTAGAGCGTCTAATCGAGGTGATGCAGGAATCGGTAAAACGAAATGGGTCGATTCCCCTGACAACCGGACATCTCCTTAACATCTTGAAGATCGTAGAGAGAAAGTCTGAGGCTGATGACTGTGGGCCAGATGCGGGAGATGAGCCATGAGCGACGATATCGTCAAGCGTCTGCGCGCTCCATCAGAGGTCACAACGGGGTGGTGTCACATCGCGCTTCACCACGACGCCGCCGCCGAGATCGAGCGGCTGCGCGCCCGCGTCGAGGTGCTGCGCGATGTGAGCGATCAATTAAGCGTCGCCGCCCTCGATTTCGCCGAGCGTTGCGCGCGCGTCGAGGCCATCAACGCGAGGATGAGAGCGGAGATGGAGGCGGCTTGCGATTTCAGGCAGGAGGAGGCCAAGCTATGAGCGACATCGTGGAGCGTTTGCGCGAATACGCAGAGGAGTGGCAGATCGACAGATCTATAGTCGATCGTGCCGCCGACGAAATCATTCGTCTCCGCGCTCTGGTCGAGTCGAGCGTCGTCCTGGCGCAACCCGGCGCGCTCACCGTCAACTGCGTGCGCGGGACCGTTTCCTGTCAGGAGGCCGAGCGGCTGCGCGCCCGCGTCGAGGTGCTGGAGACCATACGCGCAGCAGCACAGGCACTCATCGACTACGAGGATTCCGATACCTATGACCCGGCCGGAAAGGGCTGGGAGTATTGGGAGGAGAATCTGCGCGCCGCGCTGGAGGCCAAGCCATGACCCACCGCCCCGCCCCGCTGCCGATCCGCTGGTGGCTGCGCGCCACCGGCTACGCGGCGATCACGATGCCCTGGCGCATCGCGTATTACGCGACGTGGCCACCGGACCACGGGCTCGTCGCGCATGAAGAGGTCCACCTGGAGCAGATCGAGCGATACGGCCCGTGGGGGTTCTCGGCGCGGTATCTGTGGTGGCTTTTCCTTCATGGCTATGAAAATCACCCCCTCGAAATTGAGGCAAGACAAAGGAGCGGATATCGATGAGCAAGCTCGCGCAAATCAAGTGGACCGTCGTGTACATCGCGGCGATGCCGCTCACGAATTGGCTGTTTGGATACATCGGCGTCCTGCCGGTGCCGGGGACAAGCTATGTCTGGCATCCCCTATCTATCATCGTCGGGCTATGGCTGGTGCTGCGCGACCTCGCTCACCGCGAGATCGGAGATAGGGCCATTTTCGTGCCGATAGCCATTGGGATGGGGCTGAGTTACCTGACGAGCGACCCACGAATTGCAACTGCTAGCGCAATAGCGTTCCTTGCGTCTGAGATGATCGACTACGCCATCTTCCGCTGGACAAATGCGCCTCTCGGAAAGCGCATCCTGCTATCAAGCGCGGCCAGCGTCCCCGTGGACACCGTATTGTTCTCAGGCATCGCATTCGGCCTAGCCGCAATCAACCCGGTCACCCTCACGATCATGTTGGTCGCGAAAATGGCTGGCGCGGTTGTCGTGGCATACTTCCTGTGGAGGCGGGTGTGACGGTTCACTACCACGGGACGCCCATCACACCCCATCACGTCATCTATCAGCTTGCTGGGCGCAACTTCTGCGTCAGTTTCGCAGACCCGCGGCAGGTTGAGGTGTGCCACGAAATTGGCCAAAGCGTCATGCTCGACAACGGAGCATTTTCGGCGTGGCGATCGGGCAAGGGGACGGACTGGACAGGGTACTACGCCTGGTGCGAGCGGTGGCTGGAGTATCGCACGACCTGGGCAGTCATCCCTGACGTGATCGAAGGCACAGAGGAGGAGAACGACGAACTCATCAGGCAATGGCCGCATGGGCCGCGAGCGGGCGCTCCGGTATGGCATGTGCATGAATCGATCCCCCGCTTGCTACGGCTCTGCGACCGCTTTGACAGGGTTTGCATTGGATCGTCCGGAGAATACGCCACAGTCGGCGATGAAAAATGGCGGATACGAATGGATGACGTGTTCACCCAGTTGTGCAACGGAGGACCGTCCCCCACGTGGCTCCACATGCTGCGGGGGATGCGGATGGCGAAAAGCGGGTATCCTTTCGCGTCTGTGGATAGCACCGACATCGCGCGGCACCACAACGAGACCGGGCGATTGGCCGGCGTAATGGCCCAATGCTGGGATGGGCATAACTGTCCGCCCAGAGTGCGTGCCAAGCGTCCGGTGAAGACCGGCAGTTTGTTTGACACGCCAGAGAACTGATGGAGGAATCAATGAGGCTTACAAAGGTCAGGAGCAGGGACTTTTCTGCCAAGAAGCGATCCTTCGATGACAAGCGGCGCTTCAACCCGCACCACATCGGAGATCTGATCGCAGAGGTTCCTGGACTGCGCGGGCATTTCACAGCCTGGCGCATGATCCGCAAGGGGGCCGACTTCGCAGACGCATACGGCAGCTTGGAGATCGTGGCCATGTGCGGAGATGATCCGCTGCAAAGCCCGCCACGGTTTTATGGGCCAACAGAGTGGTCTTGGGGAGCAAGCGGATGACCGCAGAGCCAACATTCGCGGACTTTTGGGCCGTGTACCCGCGCAGGGTCGGGCGAGGCGCAGCCGAGAAATCATGGGAGAAGGTCACCAAGCGCATGAAGATCGCGCCCAGCGTCATCGTGGAGGGCGCAAAACGCTATGCCGCGGCGAAGCGTGGGACCGATCCGCAATTCATCGCCCACGGCGGCACCTGGCTGAACCAGCAGCGGTGGCTGGACGAGCCAGACGCCATGCAGGAGCCAGAGCAGGAGACGGCAGTTGATCCTGCGGCGGCAGCGTGGATGATCAAGAACAAGACCGCCCACGCCCTTCGCAACCGCATCATCGAGCGCACGCGGGAGCATCACCAGCATCGCATCGAAGAAGCGGCGCGGAGGCTCGACGCCACCGAGCAGGAGTTCTGGTCCTGCCTGACGCCTGGCGTTGACGGGATCGCATACCGGGCCTGGGACGCGGCAATCGCGGATATCTTCAAAGGGAATACCGCGCCATCGTACCTGCCGATCGACAAGCGCCATTGGCTTTCTGCGCGAGATCGCCTGTTGACGCGCAGGAGGTGCGTCGCCGGCCCAGCTTTTTCACGCTTGCCGACATTTTCCCGTGTACAAGCCGACGGAAATGATGATACAGAGCAATCCTCACAGCTAACCGTGGAGGATAAAGCTGATGAATACGCCGAAAACTTCTGAGTGGCATGAGGAGCGTCGCAAATATCTGGGCGCGTCCGACGCAAATATCATCATGGGTGGGACCGCGCAGCAGCGCCTCGACCTGTGGAAGGTTAAGACCGGAGCGGCGGCGCCGGAAAGCTTGGACGACGTGTTCCCGGTCCAACTCGGCACGTTCACCGAGCCGTTCAACCTCGCCTGGTTTTCAATCAAGACCGGTTGGACCCTGACCGGCCAGCAGGAGCGCATCGTCCACGCTAACGGCTGGATGGCATGCACGCCTGACGGTCTGCTGGAGGACGCGATTGTCGAGGCCAAGCACGTCAACGCGCGCTTCTCGATGGCCGACACGATCGCCAAGTATCAGCCTCAGTTGCACCACAGCATGATCGTCACCGGGCGTCGCAAGGCGTTCCTGTCGGTCATCTCTGGCAACGAGTACGACTACGCCGAGATCGAGTTCAACGACGAGTATGCGGCGAAGTTGATGGAGGTTGAGGCGGACTTCTGGGAGTGCGTCACCTACCGCATCCCGCCGTCCGACGCGCCGCCCAACGTGGCCCCTCCCGAGCCGTTCCGTGTGGTCAGCATGACCGGGAACAACGAATGGGCCAGTTGCGCTGCCGATTGGCTGGCGAACAAGGCCGCGGCCAAGGCGTTCGACACCGCCGCTTCCGGCATCAAGGCCCTGGTTGGCGCTGACGTGAAAGCGGCGACCGGTCACGGCATCAGCCTCACCCGCAACAAGCGTGGCGCGGCCACCATCAAGGAGAGCGCGTGATGAACCCCGAAGCAGCACTCTACGCCGCCCTCGCCAAGGCCCAGGGCAGCATGTCGAACCCGACCAAGAACCGGGAGGTCTCCGTCAAGAGCGATCGGGGTGCGTACAAGTTCGCTTATGCCACGTTGGATGCGATCCTCGACGGCATCCGCAAACCGCTGTCTGACAATGGGTTGTCGATGACGCAGACGCTGGAGCGCAGCCCAGAGGGCATGGTCATGTGTCTGCGGCTCATGCACTCGGCGGGGGGCATGATCTCGACCTGCATGCCGCTCGACCAGGCGCGCGTTGCCAAGATGCAGGAGATGGGCAGCGTGATCACCTTCGCCCGCCGGTATCAGGTGGCGAGCTTCTTCGGTCTCGCTGCCGAGGAGGACGATGACGCCAACGCCGCCGATGGCAACACGGTCCAGACCGTCAAGGATCGCCCGCCGCAAGCGCCCGCAAAGCCGTCTGTGCGGGACGAGTTCAAGCGCATCCGCACGGCCATCCTCGACGCAGCCCTTGCAACTGATATCGCGGAGATCCTGCTCAGGGAGAAGGTCATCCTCCTGGAGATCAAGAAGGCGAGCGAGGAGGGCTACGCCGCCATCATGAAGGCCAAGGACGATCGCCTGGCGGAACTGGAGGTGCAGCCGTGAAGGAGAGCCTCGACATGGTTGAAAGCATCGCCGCGACCATGCGGACGAAGTACGATGCCACCAACCTCCCAGTCGTTGATCGGCTCTGCCTGCGCGCCGTGCAAGCGGCGTTGGACGAGATCGACCGCATGAAGGAAGCCCTGGTTGAGCGGGAGAACCACATCAGGGAGGATCTGACTCAGATGCTGGTTGCCTTCCTCAACCGACACGCAGACGCCAACCTCACGGACGAAGATATCAAGGTCGTCGTGATGAACTGGTCGGACGAGACGATCAGCATCCTCGATTCGGCTGGGGCAACGATGCTCAAGCGGCGCATGGAAAGGAAAGACAATGGACAGGCTTGATGCCCTGCACGGCCAGGAAGGCCGCAACGGGAAGACCTACTGGACAAGGATTGGCACCGCGTTCCGGAGCAAGAAGGGGACGGGCTACACGCTCTACCTTGACTACGTCCCGGTCGCCTCGAAAGAGGGGAAGGTGCAGATTGCCCTGATGGAGCCGAAGCAGCGGGACGAGGCCCCGTCCAGGACCAATAGCCCTGCGGCAAGCGAACTCGATGACGACGTTCCCTTCTGATGATCAGCGAGGAGGATGTGGAGCGCCACCTCGACGCTCTGGAACGGCTGGGCGACAAAGCTGCGATCGCCCGCGCCGACGCCGACTACGCAGCGGAACTCTTGAAAACGGTGTACGCGCATGAATACCTGAAGTCAGAACTCCCACGCGCCGCAGACCGAGAGGCCGAAGCCTATGCCAGCGACAGGTACAGGCAAGCCCTGGAGGAGAAGCGGCAGACCTTCATCGCAGCAGAGAAGCTGCGGCACGAACGAGCCTGGCGCGAACGAGTGATCGACGCCTGGCAGACAATGTCAGCCAACAAAAGGGGCAAGATATGAGCGACTTTGCAATTGAGAACCGGACCGAAGTCACGGAGCCGGTCAAGGAGAAGAAGAAGCGGGGGCGTCCGCGCAAGATCGTCGCGCCGGTTCCGACTGTGGAGCCGAAGGACGCCTGGGATGTGGTGGCCAAATCGCACCCGGTCGCGTATGCTACGGCCACGCTGCGACTGATTGCCAAGATGAGCGCCGACGATGTCGTCCAAACGACCGCTCTCAACGCCGCCGGCAAGCTCGAAAGAGCCGCGGCAGTCTAAGATCATCCCGCGGGGCAAGGGTCGCGTTTTCTGCGCGTGGCCTTTGCTCCGGCCGGGACAATCTTTCCTCGTAACCGGGACCTCGCGGCCGCGGCTATGGTTTGCTCTCAGGCGCATGAGGCGCAAGGGCCATGAGTTTCACGTCGAGCGACAGGAAGGAGGACTAAGGGTATGGATGCTAAAATGAGCCGCTACTTCTCGCGACGGGAGCTTGAATGCTCGCGCACCGGGTACTGCAAAATGGACCCAGACTTCCTCGCGCGCCTCGACAACTTGCGGGAGATGCTGGGAAGGCCGGTCAGGCTATCTTCGGCCTACCGGCATCATTCCCACCCCTCAGAGGCCTCGAAACCGGCCCCTGGATGGCATGCAAAGGGGAAAGCGGCTGACATCCTCTGTTCTGGCGAGGACGCCTACGAGGTCGTCGCCAGGGCCATCGCTTGCGGGTTCCGCGGAATCGGCATTGCTCAGACCGGCCCGCACGACAAGCGGTTCATCCACGTAGATACCCGCGACACCCTGCGGGTCATTTGGTCTTACTGAGCGCCTGTGCAATCGCTGGGGCTACCTTCTCGACCGATCGGCCAATCACGTATCCACCGAGGCCGATCTCGATCAGCCCCAGCAGTCGCAGCTCCAGGGCTTCGCTGATGCCTGGCGCAGTCCACGCCAGCCATTTGCCGACGATCAGCGCCAGGAAGACCAACATCGTGATCGGTCGCCAGTTCTTTTGCAGCCAGGACTCGCCGGCAATTTCAGCCTGGATGACCTGCGTCGCCGCAGCCTCGATCTGCGCCTGATTGGCGATCAGGGCCTCCTGCAAGCGCGCTTGGATCTCAAGCCGCCGGATCTCGTCCTCCGCATTCGGGAAGACCGATTTAGCCACCTGGCCGAGGATCGGGCCGAGGACGGGGAGGATTGCTGCCAGCATCAATGCCACCGGATCTTGTCTACGAGGTAGGCCAGAGCGGCCATGACGGTCATGATCATTCCGCCGATCTTGACGCTGACCCACCACGCGCCCTTGCCCATGTTGGCGGCGTCGAGAAGGCTTTGCACCTTGGCTTCCAGGCGGTCGAACCGCTCGTCGGTGCGCTTGTCGCGCGCCACCCTGGCCTCTATGAACTCGTCTAGCCGCCCTTCCAGGCGACCAAGGTCACGGTCAACTTCGGGCATGGCGTCCTCAGAAAAGGTCGTTCCAGATCGTGCCGTTGTAGCAGCGCAGCTTTTGCAGCACGCTGTCGTAGTACACGTCGCCCTCTGCGGGGGAGGCAGGAGCGGCGGATTTGGGCTGGAAGTTGATCGCCCCGCGGCGAACCCGAAGCTGCTGATCGCCAGAAGAAAAGTTATTAACGGAATCTCCAACGAAGAACTGAAGCTCAATGTTTGGAACGGCTGATGTGGCTGCTATTGTGCGCGCCCTGTAGCCAGCCCCCGGCAATAATTGGGAGTCTCCATAGGCATAGGCCAGGAATGAATACACAGTTCTGTTGGCCGGTACTGGCAATTGAGACGAGGGCGTTCCGCTGTAAAGTCGCGCATTTAAAAAATTGCCAAAAGTGACGCCCGCAGACCCCTGGTATGTCGTTAAATTGGTGTTGGTTATTGCAAGGTTTGACCCTGCCCCCCCAACGGCCAAGAGATTGAAAATTGGACCTCCGGCAGCGCTGGTTTGCGCATATACCATATTGGCCCCAACTGGGGCCGTTTGAGCGGCGCTAAAGATCCCTGAATATAGTGGCACGCCAGCGATAGCAGCCGCAGAAGCCGCCACGAACGTCACGACAGACCCAGGCTCAAACAACGCCACGCCCGTCGTGCCGGCAGACACCGACTGTGACAGGTTCTCAAGCGACTGGTTATAGTCGGTCCAGGAGTCGATCAGGTTGGCAAAGTCCGACGCCTTCGGCTGGAACCCCGCGCGCCAGATGTTCTTCAGCGTCGCTTTGGACAGGGCGGTCATGCGATCTCCGTCACCTTGAGGCTCGATTCAAGCACACCGCCAAACAAGCGCGCACTCGACTCGCCGTTGATTGTCAGCGTGCCAGACGCCGCGCCGGCACGTATCCGAAACGTCGTCGGGGATGTCGTGCCGGATGTCATCCTATGCCGCAGCACGATGTTTC